CAAGGAAGTTCAAATAACAATATTGGAATTATAAATAGTTCTGCCAATTGTATAATATTAGAAGAATATTTAGGGTCTGGTACCGCAAATCAAGGTTCACCTGGAAGTACTGGTCCAACTGGATATACTGGAGAAAGAGGAACAGCTGGAGTAGTAGTTCAATATATATATAAAAATTCTGGTTATTCTGATAGTACTGCAAATTCTCCATCTACTGTTTCTCCTTTTAATAATCTTCCTCTTTTAATATGTTATAATGCTGCCCCAAGTGGTTATATAAGTAGTATTATCCCTCAAAGTAATGAAAGTAATGTAAAAGTTCAATTCAATGTACAATATCAAGCAAGTGAAACTTATTTTAATCAATTAACATTGGGAATAGTTTGTACAACCGATAATGGTACAACATATACTTTAGTTGGTCAAGATATATTTTGTGGTACTTTAAATGCATCTGGTCCAATTACAAATACCTTTACATTTAATTATATTCATAGTCCAAATACAACAAATAAAGTTACTTATCAATTATTTTATCAATTACAGGGAAGTTCAAATAATAATATTGGAATAATAAATAGTTCTGCCAATTGTATAATATTAGAAGAATATTTAGGGTCTGGTACCGCAAATCAAGGTTCACCTGGAAGTACTGGTCCAACAGGAATGGCTGGTCTCGATGGTCTTCCTGGCAAAAATGGTTTAAATGGTCTACCTGGTCTTAATGGAGAAAACGGTTTAATTGGTCCAACAGGTCCAAGTCTATGGGAAACCATTGGAAGGAACGAAATTTTATATGACGGAAATGTATTTATAAATGGAACTTTAGAAGTATTGGGAGGAAATTTATCTACTATAGCACCTTATGGATTAAAATATAATTATTATAATACAATAATTAATAGTGCAAAATTAAATAATTCATTTGCTAACCAAATAATAATATGTCAAAGTGGACCAATTATTTTATCTACAGTAGGCTTTAAATCAGGTGATTGGATAACCCTTGTTAATTTAAATTTCACAGCATTAAATGTTTATCAAAATACAAGTTTAAGCAATAATTTTATTTATAGTATTCATTCAAATTCAACCGGAGCTGCTAATTCGACTAAATTTATTTTTTATAGTAATGGTTATTTATATAATAAAATTAAATATTATTGGATAATTAGTTCTTAAAATATAAAATTTAAAAATATTTAAATATTATTTTATTAAAAATATATGAATATATTTTCAAAAAAAGATATTATTCCTATTATTATTCCCTCTATTAATTTTGTTGATAAATATGATAATATTAATAGTTTTATAGAAATGAATCCATCCATATATATAAATGAAAAAGGCTATGTAACAATTTTAGTTAGATGTGTTAATTATCAAAAATTTATAAATAAAAATTTTATTTTATTAGAAAATAAATCTAAATCCATTTATTATATTTTAAAAGGTAATATTTATAAAAATAATAAATTAGTTTTAGATGATTTTATATGTAAAAATTTAGAATTTAATTTTAATTTACCACGTTTTGATTCATATTGGTTAGGGTTAGAAGATATTAGGTTTATAAATGAAAATCAAATATTAGCAATTGTTCCTGAATTAAATAAAGGTGGTAATCCCTCTATATTTAAAGCAGAAATAGATAATGAAAATAATAAAGTAAAAAATTTTGAGGAGTGTTTTCCAAATTTATTAGAAAAAAATTGGATGCCTTATGAAGAGGATGGGATAGAGAAAGTTATATATAGTTTATGTCCATTTAAAATTAAAACAATAGATAAAAATGATATAGAAGAATTAAATATATGTAATAAAATTAGTAAAAAATTAGAAGGATACCATGGTTCTACAAATGGAATTTATTTTGAAAAAAATATATTTGAACGTCTTTTTTTAATTCATATTAATAGAGATAAAACCTATCATAGATGGTTATTATTTAATTTAAAAACACATGAAATAAATTTATCAGAAGAGTTTGTATTTTTTAATCATTCCTATATTGAATTTACATGTTCATTAGTTAAATGGGATGAAAGAGTATTTATTTCTTTAGGAGTAAATGATAATAAATCTTTTATAATTGAAGTAAATATAAATGATATTAAAAAAAGTTTTCCAGTTTTGTATCCTACAATTGTTACAATGTTATATGATATTAGGAGTTTGGAAAATAACTTTATTGAAAGAAATAGAAAGCTAGAAAGTTATATAAATTTTTCAAAAAAATTTTTATTAAAACTTCCTTATCCTATTATTTTTTTTATTGATGAAAATATGGATACCTATAATTCAATTTATAATTTTAGAAAAGAATTAAATTTATTAGATAAAACTATTATAATTAAAAATAATTTTTCTAATACCTATTTTTATAAAGATTTAAATAAATTAAAAGAATTACAAGAAAAATTTTATATTATTAATGGAGAAATTGAACATGAAACCCCACATTATATAATTTTAAATAATAATAAATTTGATTTTCTTGTTAAAGCTATGGAATTGAATCCTTTTGATTCAAAACATTATATTTGGATGGATTTTGGTATAAATCATGTTGCAGAATCAACCGATTTAATTAATGATTGGATAAATAATATTCCGGATAAAATTAAACAATTATGTATTAATCCTTTTATTGAAAATACTTTGCCAAAAGAACATTTTAAATATATTTATCATAATATGGCAGGAGGACTATTTTCTGGTTCTATAAGTAATTTAAATAAATATGCTGAACTTTTTAAACTAAAAACTGAACAAATTTATAATGAGGATTGGTATCAAATTGATGAAGCTGTAATGACAATGGTACAAAGAGAAAATCCTGATTTATTTCAATTATATTACGGTGATTATAGAGGAATTATATCCAATTATATTTATCCAATTCATAACATAGATTTAATTTTGAATGGATGTCAAAAATGTTTAAATTCTAATAAGGTTAAAGAAGCCTATGAAATATTAATGTATAGTTTAAAATATTTTGAAAATAATTATAATTGTCACTATATTTTTTATTTTTTACAATTAAATATTATAACAAATTATTATTGTAATAATAAATTATTGTTGGATGAAATAATTAATATTATAAATTATAAAAAAAACTCTTCTAATGATGAAGATAGAAAACAAATTAATATTATTATAGAAAACAATATTTTAAATATTGAATTTTATCAAAATAAAGAAAAAATTTTATAATAATTTTATTTTTCATTATATTTTACGATTGAATCTATATATTTTTTATCGTAAATTCCTACTCTAGTTGTTCTATCCCATGTGCTATAATTTATTAAAACTCTTTCATCTTCTACTATTATACTTAAACAATATTCAATAGGTTCACCTTCAAATTTAAAGGGTGCAGAATAACGTAATAAATTCATTTTTGTATCAAAAACACTAATTATATGATAATAATGTCTTGGTGATTCATATGAAACTAAATGTTGAACAAACCATATTTCTTCTTGAAAAATATCTATTGATATATTTTCATTTGTAGGTGATTCTATTTTTTGGGAATATTTAAAGCCATTAGAAGAACCTCTTATTTTTGAAAAAATGCTTGGAGTTTCTCTTGTTTCCATTAAAGATAATTCATTTTTTAAATCATTCATTTTACAAATTTTAATTGGAAACCAATTATAAATTATATGTGTAGAATCATTATAATTAACAAAAACCCAATTTTTTTCACAATCTGATTTTGTAAAATTTGGATTTATCTCTATTTGATTTAATTTTAATAAATTTAAATCATATATCCCATTTACAATCCCAATTTGATTATTTTCATGAAATCCAGTACCAATAAATATAATATTATTAGATTCTAAATCATTAAATATTCTAACATCTTCTATTCCTATATATAATCGATTATTAAATGTAACTTCCAGTGTTTTTTCACTCAAAATATTTAAATTGGAATCTAATTCTACCAATTTATTTATAGTTATAATATGATTTTTACAATTGTGATACTTGCCATTACTATCTATATTATAATTTACATATCTTACATTCATTATATACCCATTATTAATTCCACTTGGAATTAAACAACTTGAGGAAGAATTAAAATTTATTGGTTCTTCTTTTATATTATAAATAAATTCCTTATCAAAAACTTTTTTTTCTGATTGATTTAAAATATCTTTATAAAATTTCATATTGACTAAAAGATTATTTTTTTCATTTTCATCTCTAGAATTATTAAGTATTTTAATAATTTCATAATTTATATTAGTTATTCCCAAATAAGCTGCAATAATTGTATATTCATAAAATAATTTACTTGTATAAATTTCATTATGTAAAAATAAATAATGGTCACGATTTAAATTTTTATCTAAAATAGAACGTGCCATCTTATAAATATTATCTCCTAATTTATGTTTGGAATTAATTCTATAATATTGTAAAACTTCATATAATCCTTCTAATCTGGAAGAATAATATTCATATCCATCCATCCAATATAAAATTGCACTATCCATTTTATTCATATTTTTAAAACATAATCCAATTCTATAATAACTATACCAAACCTCTTCATTCCAGCCTCCTAACTCTATTCTTTTTTTATAACAATTTATTGCTTCTCCAAATCTACCAGAATCATGATAAGAATTAGCCAAGTAAAAATAATATCTTTCATTTTTTGGTTCTTCCTTAATGCCATTTAAAAGAAGTTTAATATCTCTTTCAAATTTATCAGATTTAGATCCTCCATCTCCAATATCATATATAAATAATTCACTTTTTTCTATAGATAATGCTTTATTGTTTGGCGGGGTATTAATATATTCATGAGTTACTCCTACATAGGAATACAACCCATTATTTCTAATTATTCTTTGATTTTGATAATAAAAACTTTCATTTCCTTGTAAAATGGTAAAACTGTCTCCATTATTTAATTTAATTTTATCAAAATTTTTTATTTGTAAAATCATATCTGCATCTAATAATAATAAATAATCAGACATACCTAAACAAGCAGTAAGTGCAAAAGTTCTATTATAACAAAAATTTTTAAATGGTTCAATAATAACTTTTCCTGGTATATTTTTTGATTTAAAATAATCGGTAATTAATTCAACTGTATTATCCGTGGAACCAGTATCACATATGCAATAACAATCTATAATTGGAACAACAGAATCAAATAATCTTGTAATAATCTTACTTTCATTTTTAACAATCATATTTAAACACAAAGTGGGATTTTTCTTATCTTTTAAAATTAAATCCATATTTATACATTTAAATTTTTTATTTAAGTTTTAATTTTAAATTTTATATTTTTTTTTATTTTTAATTTTAATTTTTTTAATTTAAGTTTTATTTTTTATTATTAATAAAAAATATTAGTTTTGATATTCTTTTTATAAAAGTATAATATATAAAATGGCATCAACTAGATTTAAATATGATAAATGTAGAATCATAAAAGAAGTACAACAATCCTCTGACCCGGGAAGATATGTATTAAATGTTCCCGGAAATGGAACACATCCATGTTATATTGAAGATCCACAAATAATTATACAAAAATGGGGGGCTAATTTAAGAACTAATACTATTAATTTAGAAAGTGATTTAATTGGTGTAAACAGACAATTAGGTAGAGATTGTTTAGGAAAGGATAATTATAAAAATTATAATGTACCTAATGAACCTATAAAATATCCAACATGTAATACTTTATTTACGGATCAATCACGTGCTACTAATCCAGCATGGTGGTATCGAGATTTAGAACAAGAAAACTGGTGTTATCCAGCCTTAAATCCTCAAGAAAATACATGTATGCCATTTTTAAATAATGTAAATACTAGAATTTTAGAAAAAGATTATTACACGCCCCAGAGGGATTGTATGATAGGAGGAAGTAAAAATTCTTTACCGTCAAATTTTAATTTAATAAAAGGAGTTTATGCAGGTGGACCAATAACATGTCAACAAACAAATTCATGTCTTTATTTTGAGTAATATATCTAAATTATATTTTTAAACCAATAAATTTTAAAACAATAAATTTTAAAACAATAAATTTTAAACCAATAAATTTTAAACCAATAAATTTTAAACCAATAAATTTTAAACCAATAAAATAAAATAATTTATATATATAAATATGGAAATTGCAATCCCTTTAATTGCATTAGGTGGAATGTATATAGTTTCAAATCAATCAAATGAAAATTGTTCTAAAAAAGAAATAAAACAAAAAAGGCAAGAAAATTTTACAAATATGGGGATTAGAACTAATTTGGCAGTTAAAGAAAATAATTTTTATGGAAATTATTTACCAAATGAAAATATTCCTCCTCAAAATTTTCCTGTATCAAATATAAATGAATTAGTGGACACTGTTCAAGAATATTCTAATCCAAATACTGCAACTGATAAGTATTTTGACCAGAATTTATATGAAAAAAAAGTAAATAATAATGAAAAAGTTGGACAAGACCCACAAAAAATTTATTCATTAACAGGTAATTATTTAAATTCTGAACAATTTAAGCATAATAATATGATGCCTTTTTATGGAGGTAAATTACCAGGAAAAACATATGAAATAAATAATACTGAAAATATTTTAGATAATTATGTGGGAGCAGGTTCACAAGTTATAAAAAAAATTGAACAAGCACCTTTATTTAAACCAGAACAAAATATGCAATGGGCATATGGTATGCCTAACCAAAGTGATTTTATACAATCTAGACAAAATCCTGTTCAGAAAAATCATAATACGAAGCCATTTGATTCTATTATGGTAGGACCTGGATTAGACCAAGGATATTGTTTTAATGGTAGTAATGGTTTTAATTCAGGTATGGAAGCAAGAGATAAATGGTTACCTTATACAGTTGACCAACTAAGAGTTGATACAAATCCAAAATTAGAATATAAATTAATAAATCACGAAGGTCCTGCGAATGCCTATATTAAACAGGATTCGGGGACCGCTCAATTAGGTCGTATTGAAAAAAATAGACCTGATACATTTTATATTAATACCCAAGATAGATGGTTTACAACTACAGGTTCAGAAAAAGGAGAATATTTAAGACCTATTCAAGAAATGGGAGTAATTAGGCGTAATGATATTCCAAATGAATATATGGGTCCAGTAAGTGCTATAGAAGTTAAAGCATCTTCAGCTCCACAAAATTATGAAAAATCAAAACGTCAAGAACCAATGACTTGTGATATAAACCCATCCAGAGCTTCTGGAAAAGGACCTCATACAGATGGTGATAATTTTTTGCGTAGTCATACAAATTATGAAAATCATAGGTCTACTATTAAACAACCTGAAACTATTAGAACAGCATTTGGAAGGTCAATTGGGGCAGTAATAGCTCCAATTATGGATATATTAAAACCAACACGTAAAGATGAAACCATTAATAGTGTTCGTGTATTTGGAGAAGCAGGGTCAATAGTTCCTAAAGGATATGCTTATAACCATCAAAATGCTACACCAACTACAATAAAAGAAACAACCATTCATTCTTTACCATTTCAAGTTAATAATCAAAAAGAGGGAATGTATGTTAATAATTATGGTACTCCTGTTTTAACACAAAGAGATACTACAAGTTGTCAATATTATTCGGGTGCAGGAGGATATTCATCATGTATTGGAGATGTAGATTATTCTGCAGCTTATCGTCAACATAATAATGATATAAAATCTCAAACAATTATGAATAGACCAAATCAAGGTGGAACTCAAATATTTAATCCACAAATAAATCTTACTACAATTAAAAATGATTCTGATTGTTTTGAAGGAAGAGTAAATCCAGCATATTCTGGAACAGCCCAATTACCTCCCTCTGTTCAAACATATGGTAAAGTTCAAACTCCTCAATATTATAATGAATGTTTTAATTGTGACCGTATACAACCAGATATTTTGAACGCATTTAAAAATAATCCATATACTCATCCATTAACAACTTCTGTATAATTAAATAATTTAACAATTCAATATTTATACTTTAGGAAAATAAATTAAAGGTAAAAACAATTAATTAATAAATATGTATCCAAAATGTGCACAATCTTTTAAAAATTGGGTAACAAAAAATAATAATTTTTTAAAAGTTTATAATGATTTAGGACATCCAAGACCATTAGATATTACATTAAAAAATAAACTTGTTAATCTTGATTATGAATCACAATTAAATTTATATTACAATATTTCTTTTAATTATCAACCTAAAGATATAGAAACAGGACCCATTATTTCTGAAAAATTATTTCCTTTATTAAAAGATTCTAAAAAAAAAATTGACTCTATTCATAATATTGTATTTAAAAATAATCAAAATAATTATATTGAAATTCAAAATCAAGAAGAAATGAAAAGATTAATAAATAATAAAAATTTTAATTATTTTTCATTGAATTCTTCCATTTCAAATAGTTTTCAATTAAAGACAACTAATCTTACCTTGGAAGAATCAGATAAGAATTTATATAATATATTAGACGATTTGCAGTTGAATATAAATAGAGAAGGTAATCCTTTTATAAAATTATATATTTCCTGTATAAATGAATGTCCAATTGAAGGAAAAATAGATAACTATCTTGTTGTAAAAAGATTACGAAAATTATATAATGGTATGAAAATTAATTCTATAGTTTTAACTGATACATGTGGGACTTTAAATGAAGATGATTTTGAATATATAGTAGATACATGTAGTTATTTTGAAATTCCAAAATCAGTATTTGGTTTACAATTAAATATTAAACAAGACCGAGAGAAAAATGCTGAAAAAATTATTCATAAAGCACTTGATAAAAAAATCACTAATTTTGATGTAGCATTATTAGATACAGGAGGAAATTCGTCTAGCCTAGATAATTCACATTTATCATCTAATTTATCATATGAATTATATTATAAATTTTTATGTAAATATATAATTAATAAATCATAAAAATATAATATCAAATTAAAAATTTAAAAAATTATTTTATATTTTAATTAAATACGTTCTATTAAAATATAAAAACACTTGTTATTTAAATATAGTAAATGGCATTACCCATTCATATAAATATTAAAAATAAATTAAATTATTTCCATGAAATCCATAAAATTCCTAATATTTTATTTCATGGGCCATCGGGTAGTGGTAAAAGAACAATAGTAAATGAATTTATTAATAAAATTTATGATAATGATAAAGAAAAAATTAAAACATTTGTAATGTATGTTAATTGTTCTCATGGAAAAGGAATTAAATTTATTAGAGAAGAATTAAAATTTTTTGCTAAAACTCATATCAATTCAAATGGAGGAAATAATTTTAAAAGTATTGTTCTTCTTAATGCAGATAAATTAACTATGGATGCTCAATCTGCATTACGGAGATGTATTGAATTATTTAGTCACAATACTCGGTTTTTTATAATTGCCGAAGATAAATATAATTTAATGAAACCTATTTTATCAAGATTTTGTGAAATATATATTCCTGAACCTATTTTAAATGATAAAATTATTAATATTTATCAATATAATTTAAATGTTATATTTAAAATGAAAGATAATAAATTCCAAAGAATGGAATGGTTAAAAAAAGAAATATTAAAATCATTGTCTCCAAAAATTTCGCTAGAATTTTTAATTTCTTTTTGTATTAAACTTTATGAAAAATCTTACTGTGCATTAGACATTATGAATTTATTAGAAAATCATAAATTTTTAGAAAATATTTTATCAAGTGAAAAAAGATTTGAGCTTTTAATTTGTTTTAATCGTGTAAGAAAAGAATTTAGAAATGAAAAATTAATAATATTATTTATTTTAAATTTTATTTTTTTAAGTTCAGAACTTTGTTTAGAAAATATTAGTTTTATGTAAATGGATGATTTCAATGTAAGTGCACTTCATGAATCTAAAAATGAATGGGGGTCTAGACTCGTTACAATATTAACTCCATTAATAATTGATGGATATAAATCTATATTAGAGGAAGCAATTAAATTATGTAAAGATAATGGTGAAAATGATAAATATTTAATGACATTTCAAAATTTAATTTCTAGAATTCCTAAATGGAATACTCAAATTATTGAAACGGAAAGAAAACGCATATGTGAAAAATCAGGATGTACATATTTAGAAGATTTAGTTACTTGTGTTCATATTATTCAATTAAAAATTCTAACATCTATGCGTGTTGGTCAAAAACAAAAAAAAATTGATATAAATATTCCTAAATTAGATGATTTTATTCATAAAACTTATATAAATGTAGCAAGAAAACTATATAAAAATGTATATCTATTTGAAACCAATATTTTACCCATAAATATTCATAAAAATCATAGAGAATTAGAAATTATTGTTCAAGAATGTATTTTAAATACATTAAGGGAAAGTATTCCAGTAGAGGCTATATTAAAAGCTTATATGGATGAATCGGTCGAGGAAGATGTTATAGAAGAAATAAAAGAACAAATTATAGAAGAACCAATTAAACAAGAACCAATTAACCAAGAACCAATATCACAAAATCAAATTTTATCTTCACCAATAATTGAAAATACAAATACAAATACAAATAGTCATTTAAGTTTTAATGATATAGATTATGTTAAAACTGATGATGGTACTATTTCAAATGTAAATGCACCAAAATCTATTTCAAGATTAGATGAAATAAGTGAGATTCGTTCCAAACAAAGAAAAATGGATTCCGATGATGAGGAAGAAAATATAAAATTAAAAATTTCTGACCAATCCTTTAATTTAGATTCTCTAGATGTTCATTCTATTGAAGAACCTGCTATAGAATTATTACCAGATTTATTAATGGATGAAATTGAAGTTTTAGAATAAATTGCGTAAAAAATAATTTAAGAATATGATTTTCTTATTTAATGGATAATATTTTTATTATTGCTGCAATAATATCAATAATATATTTAATTGTAAAATTTTTAGAAATGAGAATTATTGAAAAAGAAAACAAACCATTAAAATTATTAATTAGAGATTCACTTTTAGTTTATTTTAGTGTAGTATTGGGTTATTTTATTATTAGTCAAATTAATCCTATTATTCATGGTGGTTCTAAACCTAATACTCCTGTATTTACAGATAATCCAGGTTTTTAATTACCTTCCAGTCCATATTTTAACAATAGGTTTAGGTACAAACCCATCTTGTAAATTTTTAATATATTTATCCAAAGTATAATCTGTCCATTTTTGATATAACATAATATCTCCTAATAAGGATTTATTTTTAAATAAAAGAGAGTTTTCTGTAAAAAATAAACATCCAATAATTCTCTCTAAACAACATCTTGCAGTTCTATCATTTATTACATTAACTAATTTTGAAATATTATATTTTTTTTCTAAATTTAGTAGAAATGTATGATTTATATAGGATTGAGACCCAAAACATCCATACCATTTAATTTGTGGCATACCAATAACATTATCATTTAATGTTATTTTTTTTTGTATTTCAAATGAATTATTTAAATGTCTGGTAATAAATAAAGTTTGCTGAATGTTTTCTTTATCCGGATTAAAATGCCAAATTGGAATAACTTCTTTACCATTTAAAATTTCAAAATTAATTCTTTTATGAAAAAAAACACTATCATGTAATATAACTGCATTTTCAAAAAATTTTTTTTTTATAAAATAGTAATAAGGTAGTATTTCTCCACTGCCAGGAAATTCTGATTTTATAATTTCAATATTTTCATAATCAAAAAATGGTTTTACAAATTTTTCATTACTATTATCATCAATTATAACAATTTTAGTTTGTGGATAAAAGTTTCTCAATAGTTTTATGCATTGATTCCAATATACATTGGTTTTTTCAGAATTTACGTGTCTAGTTATTATAAAACCAAAAGAATTCATAATATATATTTATATAATATACATTATGAAGTTAACACAAAAATTGTAATTGTTACTAAATTAAATGATTAAAAATTAATTTATACAAAGGAAGGTATTAAATCAATATTAATTATATCATTTGGAATTTCTCCTTTAAATATTGAATATGCATTAAATTCTGGTCTTTGTAATTGTTCTTGTGGAGTATGATTATGAACACATCTTGCAATCATCTTATATAATTTAAAGTCTGGGTATCTATCTGAACCATTATTTTTATATAACATATTTATTCCTTTATCATCTAAACACCATTCAATTATTAAACGTTTAATTGGGTTTTTACAATTATTTAAATCTTTTATTTCTTCAAAATCATCAATTATATAATCAAAAATAGAACATGCCAATCTACATAAATCAAAGCTAAAATTTGGTTCTAATCTTGGTTTTTTATCATTTAAATATGGTTCTGTATTATATTGGGAGGATGCATCACCTCCATATTGAAAGCTATCACTACAAAATAATTTTCCATCAAATTTATATATACTTCTTCCAAAATCAATTATTTTAAAAATACGTCCAAATGTGGGAACTTTATAATATTTTTTTTTATAACAATAAAAAATAAATTTTTTGTCTGTAAAATTATACATTATATTATTAGTATGTAAATCATTGTGTGTAAAATTAAATGCTTTTTGATATATTAATAATATCATTATAATTTGCATAAATGTAGAAAACCATTCTTCATTTGATAATTCTTCATTTAAAATTAATTCATCTAATGTATTTTCACAATTTTCCATAGCTATAACTTGAACTGGAAATTTTTTAATTATCGCATCAATTCTTTCTTCCTCTTCTTCTTCATCACTACTAGAACTTTCACTTAAATTATCTTCATTACTTTCTTTAAAAATAGAAGTTTTTTGATAAACTATATCTTCATTTCCATTTTTCTCATCCAAAGAATCACAATTTTCACAATCATCTTCTAAATTACTATTATCTGTATAAGAAGATCTAGACGAACAAGTAGAATTAGATTTAAGTGTTAGGGGTAAATTATTTTCTTTATCTAATAAATTAATATTTATTATGTCAATTAAAGAATTGGATTGGTTTTCAACCAAACCTTCTTTATTTTTATTTATAATTTCATTATTATCTTCATGAATATCATCAAAAATATTTGAAAATAAATCTTCATTAATAGATTTTATAGAAAATTGAGAATTTGAACTGATATTATGTTGAATAGTTAAGGGTTTTAATGGTATTTTCTCATTTTTAAATAAATGTTCATAATCATCAACTTTGAATAATACATTTTTATTTTTAATAAAAAATTCTGAATTATTTAAATAATCTATATCATCAAATATATTTATAATAAAATTATTTTTAATTCCTAAATAGGAACCGTAATAATCAACTCCATGTATAAAATTATGAGTATTTATTAAATTACTAGATAAATATAAAAACATTCCATCTACATAGTCTGAATTATTTTCATCAATAAATTTTGAATGGCATTCATTTTCAGTAGAATTTAATTGTGGTAAAGTAAATATTTTTTCATCTAAAATATTATATTTTCCTATTAAATATTTATATGGGTCTAATAAAGGTGCTAGTTTAAAAAAAATATCTTTATCTTTTACTTTATTATTAATTGAATTTTTTATTTTACAATTATAAATATGATAATCTTCTTCATTCATAAAATTAATATTAGATAAATACCATTTATTATTTAAATTTATACTATTAAAATTTGTTTCGTTTAATGAAAAGAATTTTTTATAAATTGGAATATAATTTTGTGCATTCGAGAGATGAAGAAAATCTGATTTTTCTAAACTTTTAAAAAGTTCTATGTTTTTTCTTTTTTGATAATTAACATTCCACATACTTTAGCTAATTATAATATAAATTTAATGAATTTTTAACTTATTCTAAATCACATTTTAATATAATTTTTACTAAATAATTAATAATAAATTTATAAATTTATTATACGTTAAAATTATAAATAAATAATTTATATTTAAATTATTAATGACTCTAGAACTTAAAAAATTTGATATGAGAAATATTAGTTTTAAACCATATGAAAATAAAGGACCAGTTGTTGTCTTAATTGGAAAGAGAGATACAGGAAAATCTTTTTTAGTTAGAGATTTATTACATTACCAACAAGATATTCCAATTGGAACTGTAATTTCTGGGACTGAAGAAGGAAATGGATTTTATGGAAAAATGGTTCCTAAATTATTTATTCATAATGAATATAATACAGCTATAATTGAAAATATATTAAAGCGACAGCGTACTGTTTTGAAACAAATTAAAAAGGAAATGGAATCTTTTAAACGTAGTACTATAGACCCTAGAGCGTTTGTAATATTAGACGACTGTTTATATGATAATACTTGGTCAAGAGATAAAATGATGCGCTTATTATTTATGAATGGTAGACATTGGAAGATAATGTTAGTCATCACAATGCAATATCCCTTAGGAATACCACCAACGCTAAGAACTAATATAGATTATGTTTTTATTTTGAGAGAAAACTATATTGCCAATAGAAAACGAATTTATGAGAATTATGCTGGAATGTTTCCAACATTTGAGAGCTTTTGTCAAGTCATGGACCAATGTACTGAAAATTATGAGTGTTTAGTAATAAACAATAATTCTAAATCTAATAAATTACATGACCAAGTCTTTTGGTATAAAGCTGATAACCACGGTGACTTCAGATTAGGATCTAAAGAATTCTGGGAATTATCAAAGGGTATGAAAGATGATGATGATGAGGAAACATATGACCCAAATAATGTTAAAAAACGTGGAGGGGGACCAAAAATCAGTGTAAAAAAAACAAATAAATGGTAAAAATTACTTTTATAAAATAATTCACATTTTAAACTTCTTAAACAGTTTTTATAATAAATAGTATAATAAAATACAAAATTTATTTTTATAAATTTATTTGAGTTTTCATATTCACAATCAAAATAAGTATTAGATTTAGAACTTACCTATACCATTTAAATTTATAAATTAACATTTAAATTTATAAATTAACATTTAAATTTATAAATTAACATTTAAATTAAAAATATTAATTTATAATCAATTTTATTTATTTATCCATTAAGTATCTTCAAAACTTATTCCTACTGGATATTTAATAAAGCAATAATCTTTCCAATTTGTTCCAGAATTATTTAATTCAGACCAATCAAAAAATATTTTACCATTAGGAGCCATTATTGGAAGTCTTTCCCATAATTTATATTTATAATGAAACAATAAATTCATAATTACCATTTCATTATTTTTACAAAATGTATATTTATTCATTGCTTCTATTAGTTGGTTTTTATCACAAAATTTCAAAATTTTGGTGTCGTAAATCCACATACAATTCAACATAAAATTTGAGTTTAAAATATTTTCTCCATATTCTTTTTTAAATTCTTCAATTAATTCTTTATTATCAAAACTAATTTGATGAATAAATTCTGTGTTTTCAAATAATTTTCCATCTTTAGGAGCAATTATTTTATTTTGACAATCAATATTTTCTATATATTTTATATCGTCCAATATTCGTAATCCACAATCAAAATATAATACACGATTCCATTTTAAAAAATAATCATCAAAAACATGTAATTTTTCCCATTGATTTAATTTATTTAATTCTCTCTTATCTGGATTATTAGTAAAACCATTTTCTCCAATTTTATTTAAAAGAGTTGATTTATCAATAAGAGGAAATTTTACCTCTGTAATATTATAAAAATTTTTAAAATTTTCATTTAAATCAAAATCAATGGTTATTAAAACTATATCTCCTTTCCAATTTCCTTTACATCTTACATCAATAATTGTTCTTTTTGCTTTATTATAATATAAATAATCAGAAACTAATACAACTACTAAATTATTTTCTGTTTTTTCATTTAATTTTTCTTCTTCATTTAATTCTTCTTCTACAATTTTTTGATAAAATATAAATTGGTCTTCATTCATTACTTTATGAAAAGTAATTGCTGTTTTTAATTCATCTTCATTATTTTGTGTACCAACATTAAATAAATTATTATTTAATTGAAAAACATTATTTTCTTTTGCTATATCTTGAATCCAAAGACCTATACATAAATCATCACAAAATTGTTCCTTTAAATTAATTAAATTATATGAATTATTTATTCCTATTTTATTTATATATGTCTTAATTAATGAATATAATGACTTTGAAATAGCGTAACCAGCTCCACCTGACATATACAAACAAAATTCTGATTTTATATGGTCTAATTCCTTTCCAATATAATAATTATCTTCTGGATTATATTGTTTTAATAATTTTTTTAGTCTTGATTCAAAAACAAATGTATCATCATCTATAAATATAAACCAATCATATAAATCTATTATTTGCATATTATAAATAAAATGAATATATTTCCATGTTATATTTTGAGCATCATCCATTGTATTCCAACCAAATTGTCTCTTTTCTAAATTGGGTTGAGATGTTAAATAATATATATCTTCTTTATTAACATCTTTAAACATAATGTCCATTTGATACTTTACTCGAAAATCTAAATATTTATCACAAGTTGAAATAATATAACATAATTTCATTTTAATAATATATTTATAAAATAATTATATTTAAATATCTTAATTCAATTATTTATATTTTAAATTATAAATAAATTATAAATAAATTATAAATAAATTATAAATAAATTAATATATATTTTAAATATATATATTAAATATAATATTAAATATAAATTAGTATTTATTTATTTATGATACCAGATTGTACATTAGTAACTGCATGTTTTGATTTAACTTTATATAATAAACATTCAAGAAATTTCGATGAAACTTTAAAAAATATGTCATCTTTATTAGAAATACCATGTTATCTTGTAATTTATACAGATAAAAACTTATTTTTAAAAATTAAAGCTATAAGAGATAATTATAATTTGAATAGTTTAACACATTATGAGATAATAGATGTAGAAAATTTAGAAACTTTTAAATATAAAGAATTGGTTAAAAAAAATAGAGAAAAATATCATCCTACCAAAGATGAAAGAACTTGTGTAGAAAGTCATCTTGTTTGTTGTAGTAAATTTGAAATTGTTTTAAAATCAATAAAAAAAAATCCATTTAATACAAGTAAATTTGGATGGATTGATTCAAACATAGGAGTAAATTTTTCTAAAATATGTTCAAATTATTCTAACAATATGCTTTTAAAAATTTTAAATAAATGTTCAGAAAATAAATTTCATTTACAAATATTAAATGTATGTGACAAAAAATATATTAAAAATGAAAATTTGCATGATTTTTATAATAATTATAGATGGATTGTTTGTGGATGTTTATTTATTACCGGAAAAGATTTAGGAATAAAAATTTTAAATGAGTTAAATAATATATTTATAAAGCATACTTTAAATGGATATGGCCATGGTGAAGAAATGTTTTATTTAGAAATTTTAGAAACCTATTATAATGATATATCTAGGTCATTTGGAGATTATCATCATATATTAAATAATTTTAATGATATAAATATAGGAATAGATTATATATATTATATCTCAAATAATTATATAAATTATAAATATTTTAAAGAATGTATTGAATGTTGTAATAAAGTATTAAAACGTTATGAAAATTTTGAAATAGAAATAAATTATGAATTATATTTAAAATTTTTATTAAATTTATATATTTCTTATTTTTATACAGATAAAGAAGAGGAAGCAAAAAATTTAATTTTAAAAATAAAAAATCTTATTGAAACAAATCCATTCATAAATAATGTTTATTTAAAAAATAAAGAATTTTATGATGGAAAATTTAATTTTTAGTAAATAAATAATTGTAAAATAGTAAATAAATAATTGTAAAATTGTAAATAAATAATAATTATATTTTAATTAAATTAATTATTATTAGACTTTAGATTTAGTTGCAAAAGGGCCACTAATTAGTTGACTTTGTCCATTATCTGTTTTTTCTGTAACGATATTTTCACCTTCAAATAATTCCATACAAATATCTGCTGTAGAAATATTTTCTGATTGAGTTAATGTGAATTCTTGTGTATTTATATTATTAACCCCAATTAAATTTCCTTCTTTATCTATCGTTTGAGTTAATGTATTTCCAGATTTTTCTGCATTTTTAATATTTTCTTCCATTGCCTTTTGTTTTGATTCTTTGACACGTTGTTCAAAAGCGGTTTTTGCATTTGACTCATTTTTTTGTTTTTCATGCATTAATTGATTTAATTCTTCTTCCATATACTCTACTCTTCCAGTCTTATAAGCCTCTGGGTCCCAAGGCATCCATAACCCAACTGGGCCAACAAAAACATCATGATTTGTATCAATTTCTCGTAGCATTTTACATCTTAATTCTGCTTCTTCTTGAGTAGGATATATACCGCGAATTTTTAAACCTCTTGTATTTGTTTGAAAACTATTGTTTATATCAAATTGTTTTTGAAGGTCTTCCTCGTTATTATCAATAAATGTTTTATAATCATCATGCATCGATGTATTAGATAAATTATCTTTTTCTTCTTTTACAAAATCTTTAAAATCATTTGATAAATCCTCAAACGAAACATTATATTTATAAGATATAAAATTAAGGAATTGTAAAAATTTTTCCATAGATTTATTAAAATCCCACTTCTTTAGAAACTCTTCAAAGAAAAATATTTCTTTTTGCTTTAGGATTTTTTCAGGGGAACAAAAAGAAACACAAACAAATTTTTGACCAGCTATAGGTTTATCTTCTTCTAATAAGTCAACATATTTAGTATTTGTTTTACCCAAATTATTTTGTTTTCTCTCAAATCCAGTTTTCTTAGAATTCTTATCTTTAGACAGATCCATTTTAGATAAATTAATTATTTAATTTTAAGTTTTTTATCGCATAATATATTTTTTTCTTTTTATTTATTATAATGAACGGTTTGATAAACGTTGGAGAACTTGTGAAGAGAATCATTAAATACCTTGTTGAAGGTTTAATGGTAGCTATTGCAGCTTACGCTATCCCTAAACGTTCCTTAAATATTGAGGAGATTATTTTGATTGCTTTAACTGCGGCTGCCACTTTTAGCATTTTGGATACCTATATTCCTTCTATGGGAGCTACCGCTAGGAGTGGAGCAGGATTTGGTATAGGTGCAAATTTGGTAAGATTTCCTGGTGGATTTTAAAACCTAATTTCGTAACAATATATATTTATATTTTTCAAAAAATTAATAACTTTATTATAATACATTATAATCTATTTATAATATATTATGGGAAAACAATTAAACAAAAGAACAAAAAGACAAAATAAGAAACAAAAAAGACAATCAAAAAAAATGTATGGTGGTAATTTTTCAGAGTTAAACAAAAATGAATTATTATCCTGGGGATTTAATAATAACGATATTTTATTGTTAGAAAGCTATTTTCCAAATTTTAATCTTATAAGATTATCACTACATCAGGTAAATCCAGAAACAGGAAATCTATTTACTCCACAAGAATTAATTCAAGGATTATTAGATAATTTAAATAATAATGAAAATGAAGAAAACAATGAAGAGTTAAATCTCTCTGGAATAACAAATAATTCAGAAGACTTTCATAATTTAGATAACATGGATTTATCATTTCCTAATAATGAAGATTCTATGAATACAACTAATGATGATAGTGATATTTTAAGTGAAAATAATTTTGATAATAATTATAGTTTATCATCTAACGATAATTCATTACATTTGTCAGATTTAAATGATAATAACTCTTCTTATAATACTACAAGAGAGGATTATTCTTTTGGTGGAAAAAAAAGACAATCATTAAAAAAATATATGTGGAAAAAGAAATATAAAGGTATAAAAAAGAATAAATCATATAAAAAATATAGAAGAAATCAAAAAGGTGGCATATGTTATGGTAGAGGTGTAGGAGCAAATAATTATAACCCTAATTTTTCTATATATAATACTAGAGAATTACAACTTTTCCCTTATCGTCCATCACCTATTAAATAATACCTATAATTTTATGGAAATAGCATCACAAAATATAATATAATTTTGAAGAATATTTTAACTATTATTATATTATTTCTATTATTTTAAACAAGATAGATTTTAATTATTTTAATATCCAATTTTAACTATATAATTTTATTTATTTTATTATTATAATATATAAAATAACGTTTAGTTTCTAAAGTAGGAATAAAAACTGACCATTTCTCCCATAATCTTTTTTTATTAGGAAGCGTAATAAAAACATCAAAAGTCCTAAAATTTCTATATCTAAATTCTTTCATTCTTGGTAAATTTATTTGTTTATAAGTTAATACTTTATATAAACAAGAATATTGTTGGTCAAAAGAATTCATATTATTTTATTTATATTATAATATATTTCATATATATTTCATATATATCATTTCAATTTTTTTATATAGTAGGAATAAATTCCCAATCTAATTCTTTACATATTTTTCTCCAAATATTATCTTGTTCGATTCGTTTCTCTCTATCTTTTAATAAAGGAAACATAGGTAAATATTTATCTTCTCCTAATAATTCACATAATTTATAAGCAGTATAATAATAATTTAAAAAATTAACTCTATCATCTGGACAATATTTTGAATAAGGTGATTGTAATTCAATAAAAAGATTACAAAGTGTTTCTTCTAATTCAGGTGACATAATCGGGGGTTTTATACCTAATTTATCTTTAATAAATGGAATGTGTTCATAATATTTATTATATCCAAGTTTTTTTAAAATTTCTTTTGTTTTAATATTAGTAATTTGTTCTAGTTCAATTCTTTCTTTTTTTATTTGTAATTTTATATTTTCAATTACATCATAAGGAATTTGAGTTGTTTCTTTACCTTGGAATTGAGCCAAAATTTCTTTAAAATGATTTATTCGTTTATATGCATAAAAACAAACTTCTTTTGGTGGTTCTTTATAAGTAGGTTTTTCTTTTTCAATTAAATAGGGAATACTTCTAGAACAACTATTACAAATTAAAATTCCTTCATCTTCTAATGGAATAAATTCACCTTTATTACAAAATTTGCATATATCAATTTGACATACAAAAGAATTTACATCAAGAAAACAATCATCAATATTATTTAAATATTTTTTAACTATATTATTATTATCTTTTATAATATTTTTATCTGGTGAATCTAAAATTTCTTCTTTTATTTTAAAAAAAGAATTTATAAGAGAAGATTTTTTAGAATTATTATTAATGTTTGTACCAGAAGATATATTTTTTTTATTTTCAAAATATTCAAATATAAATTGAGAATTATCTAAAAAATATTCTTTTTTTTTTAATTTAATTAATTTAATTTTTTCTGTTAATTCTCTAATTTTATCTGTTAAATCCAATTTTTGTTCTATAGTTAAATTATTAGCATCTGTTTGAATTTTTTGTATAATTTCTTCTCTTTCTATTTTTAAATCAGGTATTCTATCATTTTCATCCTTTGAAAACTCACTTAAAAATTCTTTATGCTTTGAATCTAGTGTAATAGAAGATTTTTTATTAAATTTAATTTTTTTATTTGATTTTGGCTTAAAATTTGGCATATTATATATTTAATTAATTTAAATAAAATTTATTTAATTTATAATACATTTAATTAATATTTTATTTATATTATTTATTTAATTTATATTATTTATTTAATTAATAATATATTTATTTAATATTTTATTTATATTTATTTATATTATTTATTTATTTATTAATATTACTAATAATTTTTTTAATTTCAAAATGCCAATCCTTATATACATTTGGAATATTATCATTTAATATATTAATAAAAGGTATCCAACAATGTTTACTAACTAAAACCTCTGGAGCTTTATTCCAAAGTGATGAAATATATATTTCTAATTCATTTTTTATATTTGTTTCATCCTCAGGAATTATTTTCTTTATTTTAAGATATATATCAATAACATTATATTCTTGATATACATTCATATATATTATAGTATAATCTCTTTATATCAATAGTTTAAATTAATCGAAAGTTTTCTTTAAATAATTATATGGATATAAAAATAAATTTAGACTCATTAAAAGATTTAGAAAATGAAAATTTAAATATAGATGTTATTAAATTTCAGAAAATGATTTTACTTTATAATTCAATAGAGCAAGGATGGTCTATTAAAAAAAGAAAAGATTCTTATGTATTTACTAAAAATCATGAAGGTAAAAAGGAAGTCCTAGAAGAATCTTATTTAATGAAATTTATGAAGACCAATTTAGATTTAAATAAAATATTTTCTCTATAAAATTTAATATAAATAATTAATTTATATTAAATATTAATTAAATTAATTAATTAGAATTTCAAATTTTTTTTTCTTTAGCATTATTATAAAATGGGAGGTGGATTAATGCAACTCGTAGCTTATGGAGCACAGGACGTTTACCTTAAAAACCTGTAGGGTAGAAAAACATCGGGGAATATCGAAAAAATAAGATATTCATAAAGCCCTTTATGGATACTTTTAGGAGTACCATTGATGTTAATCAGGGAATTGAATTTATACATATAATTCAATTGAAAAACCCTGGTGAGAAAATCAAACTGCTTGAAACCCCTAAAACTTATTCTACTAAACAATTTTTGTGAAAAAATTGTGGCCAAGATAAAAAACTTGGGTATAGTAAAAATGAATAAGATGATATTAAATTATACTATATTAATTGAAATGGGCAATGAGCATCCAAGCTTCTTTATTATTATAAAAAATAAAATTATATAAATATAAAATATTATAGATATTAAAATGTCAAATGGAATGGTAGAAAAAAAATGTGATAAATGTGAAATAGTTAAAACCATAGACAAATATAGAAAATATATTGATAGTGAAAAGTCATTTTCCAATACATGTAAGAATTGTTTGAACGAATATGATATAATGAGAAAAAAAAATCTTCAACAAAAGCGTCTTGAAACTTTTATAGTGAAATGTGAAAAATGTAATAAAGAAAAATTATTAAAAGATTTTGCAAAACTAAAAAAGTTTTATAAAAAAAAAATTTGTATTTCTTGTTATCCAAAATTTTTAACTGAACAAAAAAATGAATGGTGTAAAAATCAAAGTAATAATAATGTAAATTATAGATTAAAAAAATCATTAGCTGCACGTTTAAGAAATGTAATTAATAAAAATGACTCGACTATGAATTATATAGGATGTAATATCCAATATTTGAAAAAATGGTTTGAATACAATTTTACGGATGAAATGAATTGGGATAATTATGGTTCTTATTGGTCTATAGACCATATTATTCCAGTATGTAAGTTTAATTTAACAGATGAAAATGAAAATTTAAAATGTTGGAATTGGACTAATTTAATGCCTGTAACTGTAAAAAACAATTCATCTAAAAAAAATATTGACATAAATCAAATAAATAATATTTTAAAAAAAATAGAAAATTTTAAAGAAGAAGGTTCAACGACTAAATGGTTTTCGGAGGAATTTATTTTAAATTTACAACTAGTAGAAACAAAAAGCTAAAAAATAAATTCTTTTTAAGATATAGTCTAATCCTTATTGAAAAATAAGGTAGAGGAAATGTACAGGTAATCCTCAAATTACATTCTGGAAAGTTACTTATCGTAGATATACTAACTTTGCAATTGAATCAATTGAACAAACTTTCAACGGTCAAGCAGATTTTGGACGTCGTGTCCAATGTGTTATCTCCAGAAATGGAGACCTTTGCTACCGTACTTATTTACAAGTTACTCTTCCAGAGATTAATCAACTGATGGGTCTAGGAAATTACACTACAGGCCAAAATACTGGTGTCTATGCACGTTGGCTAGATTACATCGGTGAACAACTAATTGCTCAAGTTGAAATTGAAATTGGTGGACAAAGAATTGACCGTATGTATGGTGATTGGATGCATATTTGGAACCAACTTACAATGACTAGTGAACAAATGAGAGGATATTTTAAGATGATTGGTAATACTACTCAACTAACCTTTATTACTGACCCTTCTTTCTCTGAAATTGACTCACCTTGTGACTCTTTAGCACCACGTCAAGTTTGTGCTCCTCGTCAAGCTCTTCCTGAAACTACTCTTTATGTTCCATTTCAATTTTGGTTTTGCACCAATCCTGGTCTAGCTCTTCCACTTATTGCTCTTCAATACCATGAAGTTAAAATTAATCTTGATATACGTCCAATTGATGAGTGTCTATGGGCTGTTACTACCTTAAACTGTAATACTGCTCCATACTCGGGAGCTAGTGGACAATACTCTGTAGGTCGTCCAGTCCCTGCTACCATCGCTTATAATCAATCTTTAGTTGCTGCATCACTATATGTTGACTATGTTTTCTTGGATACTGATGAGCGCCGCAGAATGGCCCAAAACCCTCATGAATACCTAATTTGCCAACTACAATTCACTGGTGATGAGTCCGTTGGTTCATCCAGTAACAAAATTAAACTTAACTTTAATCACCCTGTTAAGGAACTAATCTGGGTTGTTCAACCTGATCAAAACGTCGACTATTGTTCTTCTCTAACTTGTGATGCACTTCTATTCAAGGTGTTAGGTGCCCAACCATTTAACTATACTGATGCTATAGATGCACTTCCAAATGCTATTCATGCCTTTGGAGGTCCAGCTGCTTTAGCCCAAGATTCACGCGCCTATATTGATGCACGTGGTCTATTTACTGATGCAGGAGCTTTTGACTATAACCCTTACCAAGTTAATCCTGATTTAACTAACTTTACTGGATATTGGCATGGTCCATCTAATCCATACAATGAGGCAAATTTTGGAGGTCCAGATATTCAACTAAATGCTTCTGGTCTTCCACCATCTGTTATCCAAAGTTATAACTCTGGTCCACCAACTACTCCTGATAACTCCGGTATATCTGATGCTGGTACCTTTGTTCTTACCGAGACCTCTCTAGATATGCATTGTTGGGGACAAAACCCTGTGGTTACTGCTAAATTGCAACTAAATGGACAAGACCGCTTCTCAGAGCGAGAAGGTTCCTATTTCTCATGGGTCCAACCATACCAATCACACACTAGAAATCCTGATGAAGGTATTAATGTCTACAGTTTTGCCTTGAGACCAGAAGAGCATCAACCAAGTGGTACGTGCAATTTCTCCAGAATTGATAACGCCACACTACAATTGGTCTTGTCTAACGCAACTGTTGAAGGTACCAAGACTGCTAAAGTCCGTGTTTATGCTACTAACTACAATGTGTTAAGAATTATGAGTGGAATGGGAGGATTAGCCTACAGCAACTAAAGAAACATATTTATTTGTATATTATTCATAAAAATAACTTAAAGAAATTTCATATTATATAATTATAATATGAACCAACTAGAAACCTACAAAAATGTTAATGAACGTTTAAGAAATAAACCTTCATTTTGTGTTAATTGTGATTATTGTTTTCTTAATTATGGAAAGTATGTATTTATTCTTGACGCGGAAGATTATATTGAAATTAGAGATGATTTAAATAAAACATTTAAACTTGATATAAATCATTTATATCCATATTATAAAGAAAATAATAAGGAAATTAATATTTTAGAGCATTTATATAATTTTAATTATACAGATAATATATATTCTTTTAAAAATAATAATAAATATGATATACGAAGAGAAAATGTTGTTTGTTATCCAAAAATATATTGTGAAATTGTAAATAAATATAACATAATTGAATATATTCAAGGACACTATTCAACATTAGGCCAACAAGCTTATAAAATTAAAAATTGTTTGTGGAAAATTAAAGAAAATGAAAAGGAATATTTATTAATGTATTGTGAAAAAAATACATTATGTAAATTATGTCCTGAAAGTTATAAAAAAATATTAGAATTTGAAATAATTAATAATAATAATAAAAAGTTAACATGGTATAAAGCTTCAAATGGATACATTCAAACACATACTACACATACATTAGGAGAACAAAAGGGTTATTACATTCATCAAATAATAACAGATTGCTATGGAAATGGTAAAGGTACACAAAATATTAGTGTAGACCATATTGATAGAAATCCTTTAAATAATACAATTGAAAATTTACGTATAGCGACACAAAATGAACAACAAATAAATACTAAAGGCATTTTACCAGGCACAAAACGCGAAAGAAATAGTAAAAAAGATTTGCCAGATGGTATATCATATGAAATGTTTAAAAAGTATGTATATTATAACCGTGAATTTTATAATAAAGAGAAAACAAAAGAGAGAGAGTTTTTCCGGGTCGAACATCCAAAATTGGATAAACCTTGGTGCACTACAAAATCAGAAAAAGTTTCGATTCAAGAAAAATTAAACCAAGCTAATAAAGTAGTTGAAGAATTAGATAATAATATTTATCCTGTTAAAAATGAAATAACAATTCCAAAATATATTTCATTAGTTATTAATAGAGAGAAACCACATTTAGTATATGAAAAAAGAATTGATGAAAAACGATTATGTATAAAAATGGTTATACCAGTAGATTATGATTTGCAAGAACAATTAGAAATATTAAATAAAAAAATAAAAGATAAATATGCTGGGTTATAAATAATATAGTTTGCTTTTACACCTTTTCTCATTTAAAACGCCCATTTAACTAAACGGAATAAACAAATGTATTTTGTCGTTTAATAAATTATCATAATGCGTTTGAATATTTGTATAATTCTCTGTAATCCATTTTCTAAATTCATTTATAGTTATTTTTTGATGTTCTCTAACTAAATTAAATACAACTTCATAAATATCATTTATTTCTAGCATTTCATATTCAAGGTCATTAAAACCTTTCCAGTGACAGAATGGAGAGTAATATAAATAATAAACTGCATTTTTTATATTTTTGCTAATATTTATATAAGGTCTTAACGATATATCTACATCTAAATTAACTACCGCATCTTCAAATACTTTGCTAATTTTTGTTAAATGCGTCCATTCTTCTATTTCAAATATAGATAAATCTAATACATTATCATTATCAACATTGATTGTTAGAACATAAATATATTCTTTATTTTTAATATATACAATTTCATTTTCCATATTCATTATAATATTTATATTAAAAATTATCTTTATATCTAAATGCTTTATTAATGTGCGTTTTAAATGAGAAAAGGTGTAAATGTCGATATAAATGTATAAAAAGTAATACGAAAAGATGTCCGATTTGTAGAACAAAAAAATTATCTATATTCCCTGAATTATTAAAATATTAAATTTTGAA